AATTTCAGATTGTTTTTCTTTTATAGCTTCAATTATATCTTCAGGAGTTTTTACTTTTTTTCTGCCCATTATAACTCCTTGGTTAATTGGTAATAGTATTTATGTAAAACAATATGATAAATACTATTGACATTAAATATATTTTAATGTAAGAGAGATAAATGGCATCAATAGTTAATAATCCGAAATACGGAGAAGGACATCAGTTAGTTTTAAAAGATAAGTTATCTGGTTCAATGGCCTCTAGTTTTAGACAATTAGGTTATGAACCTGGTAAATCTATTTTTAAAATTACTTTAAAGAAAACACCTCAACCCACTAAATCATTTAAAGTATCAGAAGGAAATAAAAGTATTTTATTGTTTGATAAAAATAATAAAAAAATTATCTTGGAAGGTTCTGAAAGTGGTATTAATGGTGTATTTAATCATTACTCAGCAAATGCTAAAAGTAAAACAGGCTTACTAACTCAAATTAAAGAAACATTTTCTTTAGAGATATTTAAAAACTATTTTGAATTAAATAAAACTTTGAAAGAAGAACAAGCAATAGAATTGGTTTCTAAAACAATATCAGTAGCAAAACAAAATTATGATAGTGTTTATTATACAAGTGCTATTAAACAGTTAGATGAATTAAAAAAATACGTTAAGAAAAAGAATTACACTTATGAAAGACAAGGCGGTAATAGAACAAAAGAATTGTATATTGTTGCCAGAAAATTAACAAACAAGTTAAGTGATAACTGGAATCCAGGCGATGTATGGATGATACAAAAAAATTTTGATATGAAACCTTTGTTGCAATCTAAAACTGCTTCTGAATTAAATGCCAAACTTACAGAAGCATTTAATAAAAAAGATATATTACCTATATCTTTAAAACAAGTAGAACAACCAAAAGCTAAATCATCTATAATTGATCCGTCTAATATGATGAATCAAAAATTAGATTTAGATTTAAAATTTGATAGGGTTGATTTATCAGAAACATTTAATAACTTTATAGTTATAACTAAATCTGGTTTTGCTATACGTTGTGGATTTAAAGCAAGTGCTACTACATTAAACGTTTCTTTAGAAGGTCGTTTTATAGGAGCTGGATTTCAAACAGGTGCTGTTGATGCTAAAGTATATACAAAAGAAATAAAAGAAAATCTTAATTATGATCTAAGATCAAGTGAAGTAAATAAAAATGATTATGATGTTGCTAAAAAAGAATTGAAACTTATGTTTAATAAGTACAATCGTTTATCTAATACAATAGACAATTATAATACAGCAATAAAATTATTTGATAAGGGTAATAAATTAGTAAAAGATAGATTTGCCAATCTAATGTCTTATATGTATAGTTTTTTAATTATACCTAAAAAGTTTGAAGAACATATGAAATTTTGTTATTTTACTTCTAAAAAGATTACAACAGATAGTTCTATCTATTTAATTATACAATAGTATAAATAATATAAATGAACACAGACAGAATCAACGAGCCACAATATAACGCTGGCAATTTTCAGGAATATACTTACGAATTAGAATGGATTGAGTGTGTTTGGAATAACACGTATAATTGTATTAACTTAGTAACGGCCTTTACTTATCCTTGGATAAATTTAAATCATCAACCTCTTTACACCAATCAGTAATTTCTTCTTTTAACATTACGTTAGAAAAACCTTTGTACTTAACAAGGTAACATTTACCCCAAGCGCCAACGTAATTAATATCAATGATTTCTGGTTTATCCATTTAAATAATATATAATAAGACCTATTGCTGTAATAACGGCAAATATTAAATTGGTAACAATTAAAGACATTTCTTTCCACATAATACTAACTATTAACCATACAATAGCACCTAGACCTAATATCATTGGGCCTGCTGGATAATAACCAAGTGAGTTCACTAAACTACCAACAATTAATATTCCGGTAGCAACCCATTTTAAAATTTGATCTGTTTTCATAATTATCTTTCGTAAATAGCAAACGTATCGGCATAAATTCTATGAACGTAATCTCTAGGCCTACGGTAATATCTATAACCATTAGGAAGATATTTACTAGAACCTCTATAACGTATTCTTAAAGGTAGAACCATTTTAGAATAAGAATAAAATAATCCTAAAAATTGCATTGGTATACCTTTAGCAATAGATCTTTCACAATCAGGTGAACGAAATTGTTTTACAATTCCTTCAGCAGAAAGAAGAACATCTTTGAATTTTTGAGTATTCATAATTTTATCAGCGTGTTTCATTAAATACAACCTATAATACAGTTAGCGGTACCATAAGCAACCATATATTTTGCTCCAAGATAGAACAAAAGATAGGCTCCCATCACAAAAGCGCCAGCATATAGTAAACTTTTTAAATCTTCATTCATATTTTTTATTATTAGTTATTGATACATATAATATACACTGTATTTTTACTTAAAACAAGCAAAAAAAGCATTTTTTTAAAGATAAAATGACGTAAAATCAACAGCTTAGCAACTATTTTTTGTTGGACTACTTTTGTTCTTCTATTTTTTCTTAAAAAATCACTGATTCGTTTATAAAAATCACACTAAATAGTAAATATATGATTGATTTTGACAAAATTGATGATTTATCATTTATGATTGATGATATTGATTCTAAAAAATTAAAAAAGGCAAAAAATTATGGCAAGAAAAGTAGCAGGAAACACAAGCGCATCAAAAAAAACAAGTAAACCAAAAAGAACAAGCATTGGCCGTGGATTTCACAGTAAATGTATGATGAACAAACATAAAAGAAGAAGTTTTAAGAAATATAGAGGTCAAGGAAGATAAATGCCAGCTATTTGCCGACAAGGCGATACTTTATCTACTGGACACAGTTGTGTAAGCACAACAACCTTAAATGTACCAACACAAAGTACAGTAAGAGCAAACGGAATTTTAATTGCACGAAAAGATGACGCTACAGTATCTCATCCGGCGCCACCTTTACCTCCTTGTCCTAATCACGTAAGATTTGTGAACGTAGGATCATCAACAGTATTTGTTGTAGGTAAGGCAATTGCACGAATTGGCGACTCAACAGATTCAGGACAAATGACATCAGGTTCTTCTAATGTCTTTGCTGGTTAACGTATAAATATTAACACTTATGCCAAATTACGATGCCTCTGGTACTTCAGCTTTAAATAAAAGCAAAAGAGCTACTAGACAATACAAAGATTTAGATTTAAGTTTTGGTCGTAATGTGGTAACAAATGATGTTAATAAATTAACAGATGTAGAAGCTGTTAAAAGAAGTGTTAGAAATTTAATCAACACATCACACTTTGAAAGACCATTTCATCCTGAAATTGGTTCTAATGTAAGAGCGATGTTGTTTGAACCAATGACACCTTTGACTGCTTTAAATCTACAAAGAAAAGTCCAAGAAGTTTTGGTTAACTTTGAACCAAGAATAAGATTAGTTCAAGTATTAGCAAGACCTGATATTGATAGAAACGCTTATGATTTAAGAATAATGTTTTATGTTATAGGTACACCACAGCCAGTTGTGGTAGAAACATTTTTAGAAAGACTAAGATAAAATGGCAAGCAATAAATTAGAAGTATCAGATTTTGATTTTGATGATATAAAAACCAATCTCAAAACATTTTTAAGAAGCCAATCAGAATTCCAAGATTATGATTTTGAAGGTTCAGGTTTTGCCATTCTATTAGATATATTAGCTTACAACACACACTATCTAGGTTTCAATGCTAATATGTTAGCAAACGAAATGTACTTAGACAGTGCTGACATAAGAAAAAATATTATATCATTAGCAAAAATGTTAGGTTACACTCCATCTTCTGTTAGAACACCAACAGCAAGTATAGATATTTTAGTTGGCGATGGTTCAGGTTCATCTATCACAATGACAAAAGGAACGGCCTTTACAACAACGATTGACGGAACAACTTATCAATTTATTAATAACGCTGATGTAGTTACTACACCGGTTAATGGTGTTTACAGATTTTCAAATGTAACAATTTACGAAGGTACTTTGGTTACATTTAGATATACAGTTGATACAACAGATACAGACCAAAGATTTATTATTCCTAGTTCTTTGGTAGATACATCTACACTCATTGTTAAAGTTCAAAATAGTTCTACTGATACAACTACAAACACTTATACTTTAGCAACAGGCCTTGCTACTGTACAATCAACATCTAAAGTTTATTTTTTACAAGAAGTAGAAGATGGTAAATTTGAAGTTTATTTTGGAGATAATGTTATTGGTTCTTCTTTGTCAAATGGTAATATCGTAATATTAGAATACATAGTTACTAATGTTGAGGCAGCTAATGGTGCTTCTACATTTACAGCTTCAACAACAATAGGTGGATTTTCAAATTTAACAATTACAACAAATTCAAATGCTCAAGGTGGAACACCAGCAGAAACAAAAGAATCAGTTAGATTTAATGCACCATTACAATACTCAGCACAAAATCGTGCCGTTACAACTTCTGATTATGAATCTCTAGTTCAATCAATTTATCCAAATGCTTTATCAATAAGTGCTTGGGGTGGAGAAGATGATGAGACTCCTGTTTATGGTACTGTTAAGATTGCTATTAAGGCCGCTTCAGGTTCTACTTTAACTACTGCTACAAAACAAAGTATAGTTACACAATTAAAAAAATACAACGTCGCTTCTGTTACACCAGTAATTGTAGATCCGGAAACTACTTCAATACTATTAACATCTACAGTTAAGTATGATGAAAAACTTACAACAAAAACGGCCACTACTTTAAAATCAGATATAGTGTCTATACTAACAAATTATAATACAGCTACATTACAAAAATTTGATGGGGTGTTTAGATATTCAAAAGTTACATCTTTAATTGATAATACTGATACAAGTATAGTATCAAATATTACTACAATTAAAATAAGAAAGAATTTTACACCAATTTTAAATACTTCATCAAGATATGATATTTACTTTAGAAATTCTTTATACAATCCTGTATCCGGATATAATTCAGTTAATGGTGGTATTTTAGAATCAACAGGTTTTAAAATTAGTGGAGATTCTACAAATATATTTTATTTAGATGATGATGGTGCTGGAAATATTAGAAGATATAGATTGGTCGGTTCTGTAAGAACATATGTTAATAACACACAAGGTACTATTAATTATACTACAGGCCAAATTACAGTAACATCATTAAATATTTCTTCTATACAAAATATACGAGGTTCTGCTTCAACCGTTGTTGAGTTAACTGTTGTACCAAAATCAAATGATATAGTACCAGTAAGAGACCAGATTTTAGAAATAGATACAGCAAACTCCTTAATCACAGTTGAGGCTGATACTTTTGTTGGTGGTTCTTCTGATGCTGGTATAGGTTATACAACAGCTTCAAGTAGATAACAATGGCAAAGTTTTACAATAAAATATCCAACCTGATTACTTCTCAGGTTCCTGACTTCGTATTAGAAGATCATCCTAAATTTGTACAATTCTTAAAATCATACTATACATTTATGGAATCTGCCGAGTTAACGGTGGAGGGTACTGAAAGAACGGATGGTATTCAATTAGAAACAGAAACGAATCAAGAAAATAATTTAATTTTAGATGCTTCTAAAATAGATGGTGATAGAACACCTTTAGATGCTGGTGATAAAATAATTTTAGAGAGTTCAGTTTATGGTAAGTTTACACGTGGTGAAACAATTAGAGGAGGAACTTCAAAGGCTACAGCAATAGTATTAGCAGAAGATTTAATCAATAATCGTTTATTCATATCAGCACAAGATAAGTTTATTATGGGCGAAACAATTATTGGCCTTAGTTCTAGTGCTACTACAGTAATATCAAATTATAAACCAAATCCAGTAAATACTATACAAGACTTATTAAACTTTAGAGATCCAGATAAAGCAATATCAAACTTCTTAACAAAATTTAGAAACGAATTTTTAAACACAATACCAGAAGAATTAAATGTTAATATTAATAAAAGAAGTCTAATAAAAAATATTAAATCTTTATATAGATTAAAAGGTACAAATACAGGACATCAAATATTCTTTAGAATGTTATTTGGTCTTGAATCAGAAACAACTTATCCTAGAGAACAAATTTTAAGAGTATCAGATGGTAAATGGAACACAAGTAAAATATTAAGGGTTATTTCTACCTCAGGAAATACAGTAGATTTTATTGGTAGAACAATAGAAGGACAAAATTCTAAGGCTACGGCAGTTGTAGAAAATGTTTTTAAATTTCAAATTGGTTCAGATGAAATATCAGAATTAATATTAAACGCCGATAGTATTGTAGGAACATTTTCTGTAAGTGAAGAACTAAGAGGAACATCTTCTGACGATAGTGATATTTTTATTAAAGCAAACATATCAGGTATTCCTGATAAACCTACAATTACAAATGCTGGTGCTTTATATTCACAAGGTGATACAATAGATATTACTTCAGGTGGTGAAGGATCTATTATTCAAGTTGATGGTGTAGGTAGAGGAAGTATAACAGAATTTTTTATTGATGACGCTGGTACGGGTTATTCAATAGGCGATGATATAATTTTTACAAATACAAATACTGGTGGAGGTTCTGCTACAGCTAAAGTTTCTGTTGTAAACGGAGCATTTACTTTAGAAGAAAGTTCAAGCACTACAGAAGATCAAATTGTTTTAGAAGATGAAACTGTTAGAGGAGATTCATATACAGGAAATAAAGTTGTACAAGAATCAGGAACAGGTACTGGTGATATAACAGATGTAAGAATTATAAATGCTGGATCTAATTATCTTTCTTTACCTACAGTAACGGTTTCAAGTTCAGGAGGATCAAATGCTGTAATAAAAGTTTATGGTTCAGATATAGGTAGAGTTCAATCTTTAAAAATTGTTGAACCAGGAAAAGGTTATGAAAATTCCCCTACACCTCCAACTTTAAAATTACCGACATACTTATTATTAGTTGATAGATCAGGACCCTTTTCGGCAAATGAAACAGTTTCAGCATTAGGTTCGGATGGTTCTACAACTATTACAGCAACCGTAGAATCATTAAGTACTTCTACAAATATTTTAAAAGTTTCAAATGCTTCAGGAACTTTTGGCACTAATATAACAATTACAGGTTTAACTTCAGGTGCTACTGCTACTATTAAAAAGTTTGACCAATCTACTGCTACAACAACAGTAACATCATTATTAGATACAGCAGGTGTTTATATTAATCAAGACGGCCACGTTTCAGAAAATGCTATGAAGATACAAGACAGTTTATTGTATCAAGATTTTTCTTATATTATTAAAGTTGGTCGTTCTATCAATGACTGGCGTGATAGTTTCAAAAAGACTATGCACTCAGCAGGTTTCTATATTCAAGGACAAGTGAGTATTGCTACACAAGTAAATGCTGAATTAAGAAATGTTACAGGAATAAATTCAAACGAAATTAATACTCCAATTGATAGTGTTATCAATACATTATTTACTACAATCTTTGGTAGAAGATTAGGTACAATAGATGATGGTACAACATTAAGAGCTTCACCACAAACAGGCGAAGGCGCTGATTATAATACAAGTACAACATCGCCGTTCTCAATAGGAACAAGAGACGTTACATTAAAACGTCAATATAAAGTATCATTCCCAGCTATTGCTCGTATATCAGTTCGAGGTGATGAATTGAAATTTGGTTACGCTTACTGTGGCCCTCGAATGAAATCATTAAGATTAAATTCAACAAATCCAGCATTTACAAGTATGTTTGGTGGTAATCATCCAAGTGTTCAAACGGGACCAGGTGGTGGGGACAGTGTAGTAAGAAAGTATATACAACCTATGTTATTAGTGAATTGGGCTAATCATAGATTGACGGGGTTAAATAATGAAAGTTACGACGGAGAGGTAGTACAAATACAAGATTTAGCAAATAACAATCTTAAAACTAATATTACATATCCTACTGAAATCAGTGTGAGTTATTAATATCGTGTATAAATATAAATAGAATTTTAAGGAAAAACTATGCCAGCAATTATAACAAATAAGTTTAGAATACATAATAGTGAACAATTTAGTGAGTCATTTTCAGAAGCTTCACCGAATGTATATTACCTAGGAATAGGACGACCTCAAGCATTTGCTACACAAACAAGAGGTGATTTAAGAACAGATAACCAAGGTACAGACGTAGCACCATTAACACCTGCTGATTCAGTACAAGAAGAATTTTATACGTTTGACGATTTATTAGCTGCTAAAAAAATAGCAAGTTCAGATGTATCATATGTAATACCAAGAAGAAATTGGACAACTAGTACAATTTACGATTATTACAGACAAGATTACGGTAATAGAATTACTGGAACAACAACTACACAATCTTCATATTCAGGTGCTACAAGTTTATATGACGCTACTTTTTATGTAATGTCATCAGCATACAATGTTTACAAATGTTTAGATAATAATAACAATGCTGCTTCTACAACTGAACCAACAGGAACATCAACTTCTGTATTGACAACTGCTGATGGTTATAAGTGGAAATATATGTACACTTTATCAGCTACTCAACAAACAAACTTTTTATCTACAGATTTTATGGCCGTTTCTACAAACTCTACTGTTTCAGCAGCTGCTGTTGATGGTGCTGTTCGTATAGTTAAAATTAAATCTACAGGTTCAGGTGGTACAACTGGTACATTTACAGGAATAGCAATACGAGGAGATGGTTCTTCAGGCACAGTTTCAGTAACAGTTTCAGGTGGAGTTATCACTGCTGTTACAGTTACAAACGTAGGTTCAGGTTATACTTTTGCTTATATTAGAAATGCTGATATAGTAACTGCTGGCGCTACAGGTTTAACAGGTGCTGAATTGGATTGTATTATTGAACCAAAAGGTGGCCACGGTTTTGATGCTGTAAAAGAATTAGGTGGATTTTATGTAATGTTAAATACAAACTTTGAAGGAACAGAATCTTCAAACACTGGTGACTTTACAGTTACAAACGATTTTAGAAGAATTTGTTTAATAAGAGATCCTTATTCTAGTGGTTCTGCTGCTTCAGCAACTACATTAAGAGGAACAAAAGCAATACGATTTGCTGCTTCTCCTGCTCCAGGAACTTTTCAAGTTGATGAAGAAATCAATCAAGCAACAACAGGTGCTGTAGGTAAAGTTGTTGAGTGGGACGCTACAAATAGAATATTGCATTACATACAAACAAGATTTAATGATGAGGGGATTGATAGTAACGGAAATTTAACAGCGTTTAGCGGTGCTAACGTAGTAACTGGCCAAACTTCAAGTGCTACAGGCACACCAAGTTCAACAGGTAGTGAAACTGCTGATAACATAACTTTTACAAGTGGTTATGCTGCTTCTGAAATTGACGCTGATAAAGGTGATATTATTTACATTGAAAATAGAGCACCAATAACAAGAGCTTCGGATCAAACTGAAAACGTTAAATTAATTATTGAGTTTTAAGGAAAGATAAATGCCAAGTCCAACAGACTTTAACCTTTCGCCTTACTATGATGACTATTCTGAATCGAAGAAGTTTCATAGAATACTTTTTAGACCAGCATTTGCTGTTCAGGCAAGAGAGTTAACACAATCTCAAACTATATTACAGAACCAAATAGAAAGAGTATCAGATCATCTTTTTGAAAAAGGTGCTATGATTATTCCAGGTGAAATTGGTTTTGATTTAGATTACTCGGCAATTAAACTTACTTCAAGATCATCAACACTAGCTAATTATCAAGGTGCTACATTAACAGGTGCCACATCAGGTGTAAAAGCAATTGTAGTAAATTATGTTGCTACAGATGGTACAGATCCAGATACTTTATATGTAAAATATATTCAAACAGGTTCAAATAATACATCTAAAACATTTACAACTGCTGAAACAGTAAATGCTGTTAATATGGCCGACTCATCAACAGCTACTTTAGTTGTGGCTTCAACAGCAACAGGTTCAGCTGCTAATATTGCTGGCGGTGTTTATTATATTAATGGATTTCACGTATCAGTATCAGAACAAACTTTAATACTTGACAAATATACAAATACACCAAGTTATAGAGTTGGTTTAGAAATTACAGAAAGTTTTGTAACACCAACTGATGATACTTCTTTAAATGATAATGCTCAAGGTTCTTCTAATGCTAATGCTCCAGGAGCTCATAGATTTAAAATAGATTTAACTTTGGCAAAAAGAACAATATCATCTACTTCAGATTCAAACTTTATAGAGTTATTAAGATTATCAAATGGTATTAGACAAAACCAAGTTCGTTCAACTGACTATGCTATATTAGAAGATACGTTAGCAAGAAGAACGTTTGATGAATCTGGTGATTATACTGTAAGAGAATTTGATTTAGATATTAGAGAACATTTAATATCAGGAAATAATAGAGGTATCTATACATCAGGTAATGGTGGAGTTGTTACAAAATTAGCAGCAGGTTTAGCACCAGGAAAAGCATATGTAAAAGGTTATGAAATAGAAACTATTGGTACAACGTATGTTGATATGGAAAAGGCCAGAGATTTTGATACACAGAATAATAATAAAACAAGATTTGATATTGAAAACTATGTTAACGTTACAAACGTTTATGGTTCTCCAGATATTGGATTTGTTTCCGGTGATGTAGAAGTATTTAAAAACATAAATCTATTTGATACAGCAACAGCTAGCAGAGGTTCACAACAATCTACAACAGGCGTAACTATACCACAAATTGGTAGAGCTAAATCAAAAGGCTTTGAATTAAATTCTGGTTCAGCAAGTTCAAACATATTTTCAAGTTCAAGTTTAACAAGTGCTGTTTATAAACATTATATTTTTGATATTGAAATGTTTACACATCTTAATATTAGAACATCACAAGTATTTACTAACGGAGAAAAAGTAACAGGCGGCACTTCAGGTGCTTATGGTTATGTTCAATCAATTTCATCTACAAAAGATGCTGTAGTTACAGGTATTACAGAAACAAACACAGGAACGGCCAGTGTAGTAACTTCAAATGGACATTCATTTAAAGATGGAATGCAAATACAATTTTTAAATCCTTCTTTTTCTGCTGTTGATTCAACATCAACGGTTGTTACAGTAAATGACAGTACAGTTTTCACAGTTAAAAATGTTACAACAAACACTTTTGAATTATATGATTCTACTGGTGACAGTCCTATCAGTGCAACTTCATATTCATCAGGAGGTATAGCTCGACACGGTATTGTAGTTTTAAATAATGTAATAGGTTCTTTTGTTGCTGGCGAAACAATTACAGGTGCTACTTCTGCACTTACGGCAGTAATTCAAAATGATAGATATGGTTTTAAAGGTGCTTTAACTTTTGATTTTACTTCTGTAAGACAATTGGGTATGGCAGGTTCTCCAACATATACAGCAGATACAGCAATTGATGCCACATACGGAGATAATTATCCTATATTTGGAAGTTTTTCAGTGGCGAACAATGGTACAACAGTTACAGGATTTGGTACTTTATTTACAACTGAATTGCAAATTGGTGATACAATTACATTTACAACTGATGCTAATACTTCAATTACAAGAATTATTGAATCTATTTCTTCAAATACAAGTTTACAATTATTAACAGCAGTTGGTGCTTCTGATGTATCTACTAAAACACAAGGTACAAGAAAACGTGGTAAATTACAAGGTTCAAATAAAAATATATCAATATTTCAATTACCAAATACAAGAATTAAAACTTTAAAAACAACATCTAATTCTGGTATTACAGATACAAACTTTTACGTAAGACGACATTTTACAGCAACTCTTTCTTCTGGTTCTGCTACAATTACAGCAGGAACAAACGAAACATTTTCAAGTTTAGCTGAAAAAGATTTTGTTGTATCAATAATGTCAGGTTCAGGTTCAGGTACAACTGGTGATGTTTTAAGTTTAACTGGTAATAACCACGCAAGTACTCCTATCTTTACTTTAGGTGGCTCGCCAACAGGCAAAACATTAACATTAAATTTTGGTTCAAATTATTCAAGTTCTAAAATTAAAATATTAGCTACTGTAGTACGTTCAGTTGCTGGTTCTAAAACAAAAACTTTAAATACAGCATCTACAGTGGCTATTTCAAGTCAATCAACTATAGAATCTGGTTTAATTGGATTAGCAAAAGCAGACGTTTATCAAATCAATTCAATTTATATGTCGCCTGATTTTAGTACGGCAGCTACAACAAGTCATACAAACATTACAAGCAGATTTACTTTAGACAATGGTCAAAGAGATAATTTTTATGACATTGGTAGAATTAAATTAAAAACAGGTTCTATTACACCAACAGGAAGATTATTAATTAATTTTGATTATTTCTCTCACGGTTCTGGAGATTATTTTGATGTAGATTCATATTCAGGTGTTATAGATTACGAAGATATACCTACTTACACTTCAGATACTACAGGTACAGATTACGATTTAAGAGATTGTTTAGATTTCCGACCTAGAGTTGATGATGCTTCGACAGTTACAAGTTCAACACAAGATAGACAATACAGTGGTACAGGAGCTTCAACAATAGATATAGTTCAATTCAATTCAGACATAACTTCTGATTTTGAATTTTATTTACCTAGAATAGATAAAATATTTTTAGATAAAGATGGCAATTTTAAAGTTGTATCTGGTGCTAGTTCATTAACACCACAAGTTCCAAAAAATCTTGACAGTGCTATGCACTTGTACACTGTATTTTTAAATGCTTATACTTTAGATACAAATGATTTAAATATTCAGAAAATGGATAATAAACGATATACTATGAGGGATATTGGTTCTTTGGAAAAAAGAATTTCTAATGTAGAATATTATACACAATTATCTTTATTAGAAACAAATGCTCAAAGTTTACAAATACAAGATGCTGAAGGATTTGATAGATTTAAAAACGGATTTATAGTAGATAACTTTACAGGACACGGTATTGGTGATGTAGGAAATTTAGATTACAAAGTTTCTATGGATATGGCAAAAGGTATTTTAAGACCAATGTTTAATTCTGAGTCTATTCAATTAATTGAAGCAGATGATGATGGTACAGCAATTGTATCGGCGGATAGAACATCAGCCAACTATCAAAAAACAGGAGATTTAATTACATTACCATTTACAGAGCAAACTTTAATTGAACAACCTTATGCTAGTAGATATGTAAATGTAAATCCTTTTAACGTATTTACTTGGGCAGGTTCAGTTACACTTGATCCTCCAGGTGATGAATGGAAAGAAACTAATAGAGTTCCTGATTTATTAATTAATGAACAAGGAACTTTTGATACAATGGTAGCTTCATTAGGTAATCCTAATTTAGAAAGTGTTGAAATTGATACTGTATGGAATGAATGGCAAGATTTTTGGACAGGCACTCCAGTGGAAACAACATCACAAACAGATAGATGGGTTGGTTCAGGTAGAATAGGCACTATAAGAGATACTAATATTACTACAGCTCAACAAGTTTCTCAAACGAGAACAGGTATTAGAACAGCAATAGTCCCACAAGTGATTAGAACATCTATGGGAGATAAAGTTTTAAATATAGCATTTATACCTTTTATAAGAAGTAGAACAATTAATTTTACTGCTACTAGATTAAAACCTAATACAAAAGTTTATCCTTATTTTGATAACGTTTCTATTACTTCGTATATTACACCAACAGGCGGTTCATTGGGTGGAAATTTAGTAACAGACGTTAATGGTGCTGTATCAGGTACATTTGCTATTCCTGATCCTACTAATAATTCAAACCCTAGATGGAGAACAGGTCAAAGAGTATTCAGATTAACAAGTTCATCTACAAATTCAACAAATGATGTTGAGACTTCTGCTGAAGCCGATTATATAGCTAGAGGTTCTTTGGAGACAGTACAAAATACTATTGTATCTACAAGAGTAGCTTCTACAGTAAGACAAACAACAAATGATACAAGAAACATTACAAGAACATCTACAAGAACAACGTCAGAAGTTATACAGTGGATTGATCCAATTGCTCAGACATTTTTAATTGATGACACAGGTGGTGTATTTGTAACTTCTATTGATACTTATTTTCAGTCTAAAGATGCTAATATTCCAGTTACATTACAAATAAGAGAAGTAGTAAATGGTTATCCTTCACGTACAATTGTACCATTCGGTGAAGTTGTTTTAAATCCAAGTTCAGTAAGTATCAGTGATGATGCTACAACAGCTACAAGATTTACATTTCCTTCGCCAGTTTATTTGCAAGAAAAAACAGAATACTGTTTCTGTTTATTAAGTAACTGCAATAGTTACAATGCTTATGTGGCAACATTAGGTGAAACACAAATAGGTTCTGATCGAACAATATCGGCCAATCCTTATGCTGGTGTTTTTTTTAAATCACAAAACGGTTCTACTTGGACAGCAGATCAAACTACAGATATTAAATTTAAAGTTAATAGAGCTGAATTTAGTAATGTTACAGGAACAGTTACATTAGTTAATGATGTAATACCTACAAGAACATTACCAAACAATTCTTTAAGAACAACAAATACTTCTGGTGTAATAAGAGTGTTTCATAGAAATCACGGAATGAACGGCACAAGCAATAACGTTACAATTGCTGGCGTTGCTGCTGGTACATATAACGGAATTTCTTCAGCAAATATTAATGGAACATATACAAGTATTTCAAATGTAACTTTAGACAGTTATGATATTACAACTGCT